GTCGTGTTGTTGTTGGAGGATTCCTTGGAGTCTACAGCCCCCACGCAGATCGCAGGTGGAAGAGGCACACCCCAAGTGAAGTCTTCTCCAATACAAACGTAGATTCGGACGTAGACAGTGTTAGCAGTCAAGGCGGACATTTTAACAAATGGAAAGTCTGTCGCGAATCCCTCCTCTGTAAAATTGTGAGTAACATAATAATTGGAGGAGTTGTATGGTAGCTCGACGCTAATTGGCACATTGGTGCGCCAAGTAGCGTGAGTTCCCTGGATATTTCTCATACCATAATCTACACTTGTGTTGTCAGTGTATTGGTTAGAGAGGGAAACCACAAATGCATGCTCGAATGACTCGAAGTGGAGTCTTATTGAACCGCGAGCATATTGATGCATTGAAAATATGCGGCGGAGGTGTTGCGCATCTTGGGTTTCAGTGAAGAAGCCAGCTTCACTCGTGTTGGAGTAGGTGAACATAAGGAAATCCCAAGGTGACCAGTTGACCCAATTAGTAAATTTTCCAGAAGCAACAGGAGGCAACTGGATCATCCCTATACAGTGGTATCTGGACGCCAACTGATACAAGGAAGATATACCCTCACCAAATATGGCATTGTCAGGAACTGTGAGGTTTGCTGCGATGATAGATGGGAAAGATTCTCTAAATCTAGAGGTCACCCATCGATTTGGGAGCTCCGCAGCACAGTGGGCAACATAAGTGGTGGTCAATGGACGACTGAGTTTTACATCCGTAAAGCGTGCGTAAACTGTCAAAGGAATGCTTGGAGTAGTAGAAGCATTTATTGTAATTAACGGAGTCAAAACAAATGTTCTAATAGCACCCATGTATCCAGCGAACATGTTGTCTGGATCAGTGTAGGGGGCCAAGAGTTGGTTCCATGAATTATTACGAGCAATGAAAGGAATTCTTATGTGTAATACGGTGTCCTCTCCCGCACACATCTCAAATTTATGCTCGGCACAGGAAGCTTGATATAGATTGGCCATTCTGTCAATAACAGGCCAGCGCACTGGATAGTTTGGTAAGGCAACCATCAAAAGAGTTCCGCAGTGCATGGGTGTTGAATTCATGACAATACGAACTTCAACATCTGCTGTGAGATCACGGTACATCTCACAAATTGCTTTAATCTGTGGCACTTGCATTAGTAGGTAGGGAAAATCCAATGTGTGAACAAGTGTACCAACGGTGTCATTTCCGGACCAAGTGAAATTATGTACTCTATGCCACTGAGTAAGTAGCGCAGTTGGAGTTGTCGAAGGGTAAGGGTCTGTTGACTCCATAAGACTTGGTCGAGAAGCAACCGAGAAATCCTGAGCTGGTATAGGGTCAGCAAAAGCTGTGGTTGCGGTGCTAGTTTGTTGAACAAGCTCCGTAGTTGGAGTGGCATCAGCACTGTGGGCCACGTATTTGGATTTCTTGTGATCAAGCTTGTCATTCTTAGCCTCCTTCTTTTCTGCCTTTGGTTCCTTCTTAGTGTCTTCCTTTCTTTGTTTGGTCATTGTTAATCTACCAACAACGTGAGAAGGATTCCATGGAATCTGAACCTTACTAGTGGTGTAAGGTTTTGGGCCATAAAGAACCATGTCTTCGCCAGCTGCAGCAAACAAGTAGGCCCAGATAGATGTGGTTGACTCTGCACTTCCAACAACAATGGGATCAGCAATGTAGATTCCGATGTAACCATTGTACTGAAACTCTTGGGAATACTCACTAAGCCCACTCGATGATGGGTCTTCGCAATTGAGAGCAGGTCGGTTGGCAGCATATGGAACAGAGAATTTGATGACTGTTCTGTTCTTAATTTCGTAAGTGGCACTAATAACGCGACCCTCTTCAGAGTAAGTAGAAGGGGGCTCCTCAAAGAAGTGAATAATTCTAATACGCGCTGATTGGAGCATGGTGCCAACAACAGTCAATTCGTACTTCATACTTCCCCGCCAGCGAGAAGCTAGGTCAGCTACCGCTTGCTGGTTAGTATACATTATGTTCTCCTCACTCCAATGATCTTTATACTGTGGGGTAACCGGAAATGAATGAACAAGAGCTCCAACAGCCATATTTGTGTCAAAAGAAAACACGGCATTTAGAGAAGGATTCGTCAACCAATAAAGAAGATCTGTGCTTTCTCTGTGGCCATAAGCAGCTGGGTCCTTAGAAATGTGAGCATCCCCATTAAGAGCCAATTTGACGGCGTCGTCTATTCCATTGGCGGTTACTAGATTCTGCACCGCAGGTACTTGAAGGGGGGGCTGTTCTCTTGAAGTACTCTTAGAGTAGCCAAATTTGTGAACAATCTTGGCTGAGGCCGCAAGAAGCGCTCCGACTGCACCAGAATAAGGTTCAAAACCCAACTTAGAAAAAGTGGTGACAGTCTTAGCCATGGTGTTGAGAGTACTCGATATGATGCGATTGTTCGTTCTAGAATTAGCCTCACGATTTACATTGTCGGCACAATGAGCTACGTGTGTTGGTGGTGACTGTTCGTCTTGGGCATTTAACTCTTGGGCTAGGGCTACTTGTTCTTCCTCTTCCTCTTCGGTCTCATCGGCCCAACTCTTGTCCTGTTCGGCATTAGCCTTAGCTTTGGCTTCCTGTTCAACCAAAGTCAAGTTGTTCCACTCTTTGATACGATCTCTAAAAGATTGTGAAATGAACAGGTCAGCTTTTGTCACGATCTTCATGAACTTCTCATCTTTTTCTGGTTCAATAGGGGGCTTGAGATCCAGAAGAAAGAGAATGGTGAAGAGGACAGTGTCATAAAAAGAAGTGTTGCAGTCGTCAACAACATCTTCAAGAAAATCCTTGCAATCACCAACCCTAAGATAAAATGTGTCATAGTGAAAGAAACGGGTTGGGTCCCATCTTCCAAAGAAGTACGCGCTTTTGGCATCAAGTGGATAAGCCCAGACTCTCTTAAGCATCGGGATAAAGGGTGCTAGAGAAAGATCAAGGCTTCTGCCTTCAACCATATTGAACACGTCAGATGCATAAATAATTCCAGCAACTAGAACAATAGCACGTACAGCATCATTTTGTATTAGTGCTGGATACTTGTCAAGACCTTCCAGGATGTGAAGGACATCGTTTCGCCTTGGTGATCGATCATACTGGGCGTCGGTAACAACACGTCTTAAGGAAACCAAATAAGGATCCATGGAGGCCTTTCTCGGAAGAGTATAGGAGGAGGTTGCCGCTCTGTTGAAGAACTCCTCACAACGTCTTGCTGCTTTCTCAAAAGCAACATGGTCGTTCTTGAGGATTAAAGCTTTGAGTGCTGCATTCTCTGTCTCGAAGCGCACTAAGGCATCATAAGCAAAACCATTGCGCTCAGCTATCTCTTTTGCGGTGAAGGTAGAGACAAAAATTGTGTGTTTTGCCTGATTAGCCATTTCACACATATATTCGGTAAGACACTCGGCATCGCGTTCACTAATTATCTTAGCTTTGACGAGAAGCCCAAAGAACATACGTCTTAGTGAAACAGGAATAGGGATGGAAATTGTTTGTGCAACACTACAAATAAAGTTGTAAAATGCGTGTAACGCAATTCTAACAACAAGGGTTGCTGGGGCACTAATACAAATAACCAAGAGATCATTAATTATGTGTAACAATAGCGCTGGGATAGAATGCTGCACACTTCGCCAAGAAAAGCCTCCCTTTAAGACATGTGCGATAAACTCAATGGTTCCAAGGGCGTGTGTGAATTCACGAAGAGCTTCTTCAACAACTGGAGCGAACACAACAGCGTTAAAGAATTCGGAGAGTTCTATCAATAAATTGATAGCCCAAGGGAGAGCTCCTGGCTGCTTACTATACAAGGGGCCTTCTTTAGACCAAATCCATTCCAAATCAACACCATTGTCGATGTAAAACTTCTTCAAATGCTTCCAAACAAATGAGTCACCCTTGTTTTGGACCCTAGATTCCACAGCTGTGATAACGTCTTTTCTAAATGGAGCCAGAATCGCTAATCCAGCTAGAGTTAAAGTGAAGTCTGGAAAGACAAGTTCAAAGTTATGCACATTGTTCGTGATGGAATCCAGAGGTAAATAAGGAAGCTTGTAAAGATCTGGAAAAGTATCTTTGATAGACTGGTAAAATAAAGTATGAAAATCTGTGAGATTCTTGGCAAATTTGTCGACTATTTCTCTGGTCTGAGCTAAGGTTTGGGTTCCGGCAGCGACAATATTTGCTGGCTCAAGAATCAGTTGGGTAACAACACCGGGTGTATTGACAACGTACTTCTGCCCTAAAATGGTCAGCACCTCCTTCTTGTTATTCTGTTTCTTTTCCCTACGCAATTGTTGTTTGGTCTTATAAGTGGTAGTGCTGCGTCCGCTATGTGCCACATAATCCAAAGATTTGGTAGCAATTGCTGTTGCGTAAGACAATTCATCCGCATAGACACCACCATCCATAATAGCCTGCAGAGACTCAGCATACGTGGGCAAAGTAATTTGAACGTCAGCTTTCGCGCAGACATCCAGCAAGGTATTTCTCCATGAATTAAACATGTGTTCTGGGTGGTGGGCTGCTTCCAAAAGGGACGAAATGCAACGAGCTCTGTCGGCAGCATCCTGATTGCACCCGTCGTCTCTGGTCCAAAAGGGAATCTCTACCACGACATCCCACGGTAGGGGGGCAAGATAAAAGTCGAACTGGGGATGGATGCAGTGCATCTTGCGTTTAAGATACGTGACTTCTTCTTTAGCATAACAAATTTTGGTCTCATCAGTTATTTCAGTCTTATCTGGGTTCGTGTATCCAAGACCGAGTTTTGCTAACCAGAATTTCTTAGCTTGCATGGTGTACCACTCAGTGTCTGTTGTCTCGTTGTGGTCATCACCAAATGCCCAGAAATCATAGTCAATAGTGTAATCTTCACAAGAATATTGTCCACTACGGCCGGGGACACAAAGTTTTCTTGCCTCAGAAACAGCCGCAAACATGTTGGCAACTGCATTGACAATAATATTGAGGACGGTGGTGAGATATTGTCCTGATGGGTTTGGTCCAATAACTCTATAGATGAGGTCCAAAAGGATGGATTCAGAGTCAGCTGACATATCCATAAGCCGCTCTCTAACAAGCTGGGCGATATCAAAGTCTGGATCTGTCTTTGAATAACGCTTGTGCCACTCAAGGATGACATGTTCACAGACAAACTTTTGAAACCATCGTCGGTGAGACCCGTCAAAGAAAACAAAATCTCCAGGAAAATTGCGGCGACGCAAACGTCTGGAAAGCTGGCCCCACTGTGGTCCGTGAACATTAATTCCTAGCGAGCTGATAGAGCCAGTTGGGTCACTCATCATATTTTCAACAAAATTCATAAAATATTTTCTTTGAAGCAGGAAATAATTAAGAGGAACAATATTGAAAATGCGAGTTTTGAAAGCGTCGGCTTTCTCATGGGACACTCTTTCGTCTTTAAGGCAATTAACAATCCGAATAAGATGGCGAACTTCTTCATAAGTTGTGGTCTTGTCCCGAAGCTTACTCTCTAAGTAATCAACATCTTTCACAAATTCTTGAGTGAGCCCAAGTTCGTGTGCTGTGTCTCTACACGATGGACCGTGTTCCAAACACTGGATGAAGTCCCACTTACCAGGCACCTTTCTAGTTTGAATATAAGGATAACCTGGAGATGTTGACATACGCACCTTTTCAGAGTGCATGTAACCAGGTTTGCCATTGATGGCGTCTTTCATAGAGACAGTACTAATTTGAGCATGAATCTCGTCTGGCAAATTTCGACACACAGCTTGACAGCTCTCTTTCAACAAGGCCATCTCCTTGTTTGAAAGAGGACTTTCTAACTCAGGGGGTGGATACTTATTAAGTCCTTTTTGTGCGGGACTAAGGTATTCACCCTTGGAGTTGAAACCAGGTGCAAGTTTAGCAGGTTCAGTTTTGGTTTGAAAACCTCGCTCCTTGAGGAATGGGGCCAAACGACTTGGTTTAATAGTCGATTTATTAGGAAGCCTAGGTGGATTGGACATACGCCCAACAAACTGCACGGATGGTGGACAAAGGAGTTGGTTTCGCGGGGTATTAGAGCTTTGCGCGACATAGGATAGTGCATCTACAAAACGATAAAGTGGGACAGCAATTGATTCAACTTTTTCCGTGGCTCCGGAAACATGCATAGCAAGAATCTTTCTATTAATTTTATTATTCATGATCATATAAGGACGGCCACAGTCTCCAAAAGTAGAGAAAGTATTGATGGAAATGTAATCCTTGAGCGTAAAAACGTTGTGACCATCTGTGTAGCCAAGGTGATTAGTCATTCTCTTCGCTTTGCCAGTGGCACAAACATAATCTAAGTCTCCATTAGGTCGTTTAGAGTAACTGATGGTCATAAGATCATGGATATCCCCAGCAATATCTTCAGCAGTAGCGATATGGCGAATGAGGTTCTTTTGGGCTGGAAATTGTGGGTTGTTAACAGTAACAAGCATACAATCCTCTAGCTCATTAATTGACTGGATGGACATGTCACAGCCTGGAATAACAAAGTCAGCATACCTATTTCTGAGTCTAACTTTGGTATAGTTACCACGACGTGCCATCCAGTGCTTGACCGTACAAAAAGTGTTGGCAGTCAAAAAGAAAGCGTGGACATAAGCTCCTTCTGTTGTACCATCGGTCCAAGATAACAAATATAAGTTCATTTGGACTTTATGTAGAGCTAACTCTACACACCCAGGATCTGATCCTTGGGCCCAATACGTTGCATTTGGCACTAAAGGAGCGGACACCCCAACAGTTGTCTTTGGTTGTAGTATCTTTGGTTTAGTTCCAACAATGGTCTTGGGATCACCGGAAACTTGAGTTGCTGGTGCCCACATCTTCTTGCCAATAAGGTAAGTGGCGCAGAGACCGCCAATGACGGTGGCTATTTTGATCGAGCCACGACCTATGTCTGAATTTAACATGGATAAAGCCACGTCGTACCACTTCTTAAGGCTAGTCACAACCTTATCGGCGTATTCAGATACGACGGAAACTTTCTTCTCAACTTCTTTTACGTGGGCTTCGTAAACTTCAGCTTCGTCAACAACATCCTCATCCTCTCCATTTTCAGTAAGGAGATGATTAAAGTGTTGCATCATAACGTTTGCTCCTGCTGCCTTCTTTTCCTCGTGGCAGGCTATGAGTAGTTCAACTAGTTCAGCTGGCTGCATTTGAACCTCTGGACCGTTACCAAAATTCTTATGCAATTTAATAACATATGGCATCCAAGGGTCCCACGCTTTTCCAGAAACTCTTCGAGCAGCGTTGATCTTTGTTTCATCTAAGGCATAATAATGTCCATTAGAGTTAGGGAGCTTTCTCTTGTAGGAGAAGTCAGGATTGGCTTGAATCTCAATCCAAAAAGTGAAGCGGCGCTTAAGGGCTCCAGGATCAGCAAGAGGGATTATTGCTGGGAACTCTTTGGCATTGGTCAAGAGGAAGAACCACTCAGAATTAAATCTAGTTGTGGCTTTCTTTTCAAGAGAAGCCATGTTGAGGTTGTACTCAACTGTGTTGATCATCTGAATAATCTCTAATCCAAGTTTTCCAAGAACAGCTTTGTCCTCCCAGGCGAAATAATCGTCTGCAACAACAAATTTCTGAGCATGGTAAGGTTCATGAAATTCAGCGGCAGGATTTGGATTGTACACATCAGAAGGCTTGAGAGGGTAAGTCTTCTTTGGGTCATCCTTGTCTCTATAATACAATTTGTGGTGGAGTTCTGCAAGGATCATCTTGACAATATTGGACTTACCAACACCAGGTCTACCAAACATGTGGATACCCACAGGTTCAATTCGACCTTTAGCGGCAAGCTTAACTTCCTCAAGTGCGTTCTTGAGTTCTCGCAAGGATCTGCGAAGATCTTCAATGTTTCTTGCGGTGATAGATGCTTCTTGACCGGTTATGGTGTGGAGTTCAGTGTAAATATCGTCGGCTTCTTCCATAATCTCAGTGAAGTGCGCAACAAAAGTTTGGTCTTTCCACATCTTCTCTTGGAGACCGGGGGTTCGAAGTAGATCGCGAACTCTTTCGGAAAATGCGGTAGCATCATCATAAATGCGCTTGGCTTCTGGAACAATTCCAAAGAAGCGGCGTAACACGTAGTCTACAGCAGTTTTGAGTGTTCCTAGAATGTCTTTACCAGCTTTGAGGCCGGAGTTGATTGTGGTTAGCTTCTTACACTTACCTAGCATGGACTTTTCAATTGTTTCTTCTTCAACTCCAAAAATACTAGCAACAGCAACAACGGAGGCAAATAAATTGTCAAAATCAATGCTATGAGCCTCATACTCACCCTTGTGGGCAGTGAAAGGTTTCATTATCACGGAAGCACACCACACACCCATTCCAGATGTCGTTATCCAAGAGGACATGATGAGCGTCTTAGTCTGAAAATCTTCGACTCTGGTAGACGCCCAGTAGGCTAAAATAAAACCGGATAGTTTCTCAAAATAAGAAACGAATTTATTTGTAGCTTCTGGGATGAGCATGTCTCGGGCTTGCTTCATAAGTTGTAGCAGTTCTTGTGAGTTGTCATTAAAAACCGTGGCAACATTATTCAAAGCAGACACAGACAGACGAGTGTTTCGATTGAGGGCTTCAAGCAAGTCACGCTTGTTAGCATCAAGAGAATCCATAAGGTCGGTCTTGGTTTCTCTCAAGTTTTCCATAAGATCATCACTAATGTCGGTAGCAGTGGACGTTGCTTCGCTAACGGCATCAGCCAATTTCTTAACACCCATAGGGTCATTTAATGTGGAAAACATGTGGGCAACATACTTGGTGGGATTGTTGTCCTGATCTGGATCGTCTGGTTGTTGACGTTTAGGTAAGTCAACAGCTGAAACGAAAGACGATCCATACTTGAGGTTTGGAGGGTACTGATTTCTAGGAATAAACCGTGAGTCTGAAACTCTAAATAACAGTTCATCAGCAGCTTCCCATTGGTCAGTGCTTGATTTGTACCCAAGCACAAGAACACCCCAGTAGTCCGGATTAGACACGGGTGTTTCAACGTACTCGAAATGATTGTACAGACCAAGAACCAGTGGATTGACGTAATCCTTGTAAACAAATTCGTCATCATCATTAATTTGTGGTTGGCCAGTCGAAGGTCCAGGACCACATTGGGCGACATATTGATTTGGAAATGGAACTGTGGCAGCAACATCTTCATCAGTTAATTCGCGGTCCTTCATTTGATAATACAACTGCCATAAGGCAGGCGGGTGAACATACTCAAGGTTGTTGGGCAATAACAACTTGAAATAACGTTTTTCGCCACGATAGGTGCCCACAGGAATAAGGTAGTGGGCATTATTTTGGTGTAATGGCATAGTGTCTAACACAGTGACTGTCTCATTAACATGGTCAGGTGTATATAGAACGAGAGGAGGGAAAGCATCTGGGAATGCATCGTGAGGGTCATCACCAGCATCTCCCATGGCTTTGTTGAATACTTTGGAGCGGTAAGGGAAAGTAAATTTTGGATAAGTTGGATCATAAATTTCCGTTGGTGTAACACTAGCATATCCAAAAACTACTTTTTCTGGTTCGACATAATATTTGTTTACAGGAGGGGTGGATGTTGAAAGGGGGTGCCATTTTCTAACATCTTCATATCTTTCGAAGGGCTGTTGTTTCTCGTTAGGTTGCAGGGTGGCAACAATATTGGTGTCTTCACGAAAAACTAATTGGACGGGAAGAGAATCTTCACGCTTCTCAGGATGTGGAGCAATTTCCTGAACATAAGTCTCAGAATCCGAATTATCAGAGTTAACTTCATTAGCAGGATTCGAGTTAAATGTGAACAGGGAGAATTGGGCCATCATCTTGGCCTTTGGCACAAAAACAGGGGCATTAATATTAAAGCCATAGTTTTGTGCTTTAGGTGGTTGAGGAACAACCTTGAGTTCTTGTGGAACAAAATCGTTGAGGGTTATTGGTCGTCTCAACTTAGCAATTTTGTTTGCTCGAGCTTTGGTGTTCTTAAAAGCTTTGGCCACTTTGATGTGACCTGAGGTCTCAAAGGCAATAGCAGCGTGAGCGACATGTGTCAAGTGATCAAGTTCCTTAGGCTTGAAGACTCGGTCAAAGTGTTTGTTCTTGTAGGCATCTTTGACGTTAACATATCGAGCAGGTACAAAAGTTCTTGTAGGAAGTCCATTGTTGACGGCTTCGTCGACAGTGTAGATTCCTTCAGATTGGGGGTTTGGTTTAATAGCGGCATCGAGGCCACTCTTTAAAGTTGAATTGGCGTTCATTGTGTGAATGTAAAAATAAAACTACCTCCTTTATCAGATCGAAAAAGTTGTACTGAGGTTTGGACTCTTATAATCTAAGATTCGGTCTTTGGAAGATCCATAAAGCAAAGAGAATCTGTATGGCAATAGAAAAGTGAGCAGGAATAAAACCTACTTTGAAAAGTTGATTGTCTACATTTTCATAATATTGAAGGCTCCAGTATATAAATAAAATCTCATTGTGAAGAACGGGTGACCCTAAAGCTGTAACTAACTAAATGAACTGGTTAGATCATGTAGTATCTGTAAGTCCAACACAATAGGTGTCTGTTCAAAACAAAGGTAACAATTGGATCCCATCGTTGTAACGTCTCAAAAGAGAAACCCCATAAAGGCTTGGTCCAACTAACCACCGCAGTCATCGAAGTACAACAGGCTGTGAGTCGGATTGGTTACAAAGAAAATAAATATATACAATGTACGGAGGTGTTAAAGGGAGCGGTCGGCATAGCATAGTGATCAGCAAGCGTCATCCCGCGGCCTAAAACGGTTGTGACGATCAAACAGACACCCAGCGAGGAAAGAAAAAGTGAACATTCTAGTTATGAATGATGTCCACGAACTTATTTAGTAAGAACGTGAACATCTCATAACAGAATGAGCAAATTGAAAATCCTAGTGGGATGACTGAGAGATCGACAGAAAGGTATGGGCTTTTGTTTGGGCAAAAGAGTAGCACGAGCAAAATCATGATACAAACAACCCAAAATAATCGACACAAAATGACAATAAATCATCATAATTGTGGCAACTATTCAAATTGTAGTGTAGCACAAAGTGCATAGGCTACATTTGAAAAGAACAAGGACTAGTATGTTATTACTAACATAC